GGGGAAATGATGCATGAACAATACTACCAGTCAGGATATTCCCATTTGTCAAAAATATTACTGGACATTCTACCTATTATTATCCTTTTTTTGGTACATTCTTTACATTCGTATGAATAAGAAGATGCCAATGTTCTATCTTTTCTAGTTTTGTAAAAATCATCTAATAAGTTTTTAACCTTACCGCAAGATCTACACTTTCTCTCAAGAAATAATAAATGCTCTAATTCTACTTGATCATCAAAGTCCATTATCTATAGTCCCACATATAGGATCTATCTCCATATTCATCGGCATACCACCTATCTCCAGATTCATCCACAAAACTTCCTTCATCATTAATTCCATCAAGTATGAATCCAAAAGGAGCCATATCTTGCTCTATCTGATTCCTCTGTTCTTCATAAATTCTTTTTCGAACATCATTGTCCGTCATTTCTTTGAAATAGTCTTGTGCTACCACCCATGCAAAAATTACAAGGCACATTGCCAGATCATCATTGCATCCTTCCTCTGCTTCGAAAGAATTATGTTTCTGGGAGAATGTAGTTAATTCATTGATGATTTCATAATCAACTGTCAATAACTTATCATCTTCCATGAATGTTTTTAAATTCGAACATCCCAATTTTTTGACCGCTGATGTCATTCTGACACCAAGTTGGGATTTCTTGCCACTAAAACCTGTTCCAACAATCTGACCAGCACGACCTCTCATTGAGGCCATGAGAATATTTTCATATTCTAAATCATAGTGTAGAATACTTGCAACTTGATCTCCAATATCATTTACTTCTATCAAAAGATATGCATCATTATATGCCTTTCCCACTTCTTGAATGACATTGGGAAATAGCATTGGTTTAATTTCATTATTTCTATATTTGGCAACTACCCTGTAGGGAAACTCTGTAATATCAAAGACGATAAATGCAGAATAATCATTGCCCAAACCGCGAGCAACGTCAACAGTAATGAGATAGTTATTTTCTGGTTTTGCGTTCTCATAAATGTCTAATCCAGCATTCCTTTTGATAGGATTCTCATATACAAGATTTTTAAGTTTAGCTGCACTAATAAGTGTATTGACAGATCCTAAGAATTCACATTCAAACTCAACTTTGAATTGTGCTTCGGATGTGTTGGCAATAGTCTGTTCTTTCCAGACTTGATCTCTTCCAGGAACTTCTGACCAGTGAACATCAGTTGGCACATACTCATTCTTACCTTTTTCCGCATCATGCCACATACGGTAAAAGTGATTCATACCACGAGGGGTGGAAACAATAATTACCTTTGTGCTCTGTCCAGAAGAAATAGTAGGATAAACAGAGGCAAAGAAGTCATCAGCAATGTGATTCGGGATGAACGCGAACTCGTCAAGAAAGATGACATTATAGGATCCGCCTCGGACAGCAGATGAAGAAGTAGAGTTTGCTGAAATTTTGGAGCCATTTTCTAGTTCCAGTGAACCTTTATTCCAAGATATGATACCTTGCTGCATCCATTTAGGCAAGTTTTCATATGCAAGTTGTAACCTTCCAAGAAGATCTCTTGCCGTAGATGCTTTGTTTGCCAATATAGCTATATTGACATTATCGTTGAAAACAGCATAGTGTAACAAATATGATACACACGTAGTAGACTTACCAGTCTGACGTGGCATCTTGCAGATATTAAATCTATTGTCATGGAAATTTTGAATCAGCTTCTCTTGAAACTTATACATGTCAAAAGGAACAAGTCCTTCATCAAGAGAAACGATTTTTATATAATTTCTGGCAAAATATACCGGATCTTCTTTACATTTAAGGAACTCAATAATTTGTTCCTCTGTAAACTCTATCGGTGTATTTGCCTTTTTTAGATTGGGATTACCAAGATATACTTCACTCATAAATCAATTTAATTATCTACAACTAGTAAGTCAAACATTGATGAGACTGTTGCATTACTACCTGTATATGTTCTTACTTCAAGATCCGTTTTTTCGGTAAAGTAAAGTGGAATACTAAAAGTAGTGTGCATGTTACTATTATATAGATTCAATTCGCTAGCAAGTCTGAACACACCACCTGGTTTCTTTTGGAATAATCTAACAGTATTCTCTTGGTTTTTATTCATAGTTGCGGCAAATGCCCTCAAGTATCCACTCTTACCTGCTGGAATAGTATAGAAAGTGACTTGTGATTGGCCCATTCCTGCGGCAATCTGACAAGTAACTCCTACACTGTGAGTGAAGTTGATATCACCTACATTATTATTATCATTGTTACCAGTGAGAACAAACGCTCTGTGAGTTCTTAAAAATTCTACGGTTCCAGCAACACCAACGGTTCCATCCAGAGTAAAGTCTTCTTGTACTTCATTGTAATTTGCGTCTAGACCTTGAAGACGAACTGTGAGTGCTCCTGTTCCACCAGCATCATCTTCGGTTGAAGTTGAAGTCGCTGTAATAATTCCTGCGGAAGATGGAAATGTATAAGCACCACCAGCAGACCACACGGTATCGTAAGTTGCTGCTGTGGTTACTACTGCACCAAACTTATGAACATTTGCCATCTGGGTTGTAATCCCAGCAGCAACATTTAGGTCAAATTGTGTATCTCCACCACAAGCACCAATGTTTCCATACTTATCGGCACACATGTAAACTTCAAAGTTTGTCTTTGTTTGATTTAGATACGCTTGTGTATCCTTATTCCACTGAGCCATTAGTCACTCCAACCTAATCTTTCTGGACGATATCTTTGCGAATTTTTGATTTTTGATGGGCCAGATCCAGGATAAATGTTTTGTATGATTGCTCCAGGATATTCCCCTTGAAGTTGCTCTGCAAGTTCATTCTTGGGGAGAATAGTACCCTCAATTTCCAATCTATATAGTTTCCCTTCCCAGACAATATCGGCAAAGAATGACTCTTGTGCCTGTTCTGGTTGAGAACCTCCTAGATTAAGAGTTCCATTGAAATCACCATTGATGGTGATGCTTTCTGTTAGAAATTGTTTAAAACTTTTCATGGTTCAGCAATTCCAGGCTCTAAGGGACTTATTGATTCTGCTATCGGGATCGTTAGCAGTTTTGGAAGAAGTTAGTTTCTTCTTCATACCTTTCATTCTCGCACAAAAGCTCTTTCTACGAGGGTTCCCAACTTTCTTTGAAGGTGCCTTAAGATCGCTTCCTGGGTTCTCGCGCTCATACGACTTCCTACCCTTTTCGTTGAGTCCACCTGATTCAGACTTTCCTGATTTCTTTGTCCATGCTGCTCCTTCATCGATTTCGGATCTCCAATCAGAATAACCTTCATTATTAACGGTTGTTTTTAACTTCTTTTTGCCATCTGCAGATGGGATAAATTCCCCATATTTTCCGCCACCTTTATCTCCACTATCTACATCGCCATCAGCATCTCTATCAATTCTTTTTACTGCTTTTTTTGCAAGTTTTTTAATATTTTTTGAAGGTACTTCGATTTCGAAGTTTTCAAAGTTTTCAGTTTCTTCCTTCTTTACGCAGTTATTATAGGTTTTGCCAAACATTTTTTTAGTGCCTTTCTTTTCATAACCCTTCCAGCACTTTTGACCTTCTTCAATAGTTTCTTTTTTCAGTGGATCTGCGGTAATCAAATCGATGAATTCATATTCTGTGGCTCTGAAGTCATCTCTCCAATTTGAATATTCAAACCCTTCTTTCTTTGTTTTATTTCCCCAGTTATCAGCACCAACCTTACGGCACTTAACCAGAGCACCTGAGGCATAAGCAGAAGGCCATACAGAATAACGAGACTTGACCTTATGGTAGCAAGCATCTTTTTCGCCTTTCTTTTCTGTTACAACTTCTTCTGTTTTCACATTAATTGCTTTACCCTTTCTATCTGGATTTGGATCCTGGCGTTGCTTACGGCGGAATGCTGCTTGTTCTTCATCCTTATCAAGATTTCTCTTCATTTTTGAAGACCCACACTTTGGTTTAGTGGTCTGTCCAGGTTGTTTGGCACAGGGTTTTCCTGCATATTTGCCACCCAACTGAACCCAACCAGGGGTGCCATCAGAAGAGCGACTCTTGCCAAACCAGTCACGCAGAGAACTATCACCACTTTTCGATTCACTTACATCTCCCGAAGCATCTTCAACTTCTTTCTCAGTAGCATCGTCAACACTATATCTATCCCACATTTTGGGCCCATAACTACATTGACTACGGGTTTCTTTTTTTCTGCAGAGACGACAATATTTTTTAGTCACGATGTAAAACTTACACTATTCTTTATTATTTAGAAAACCTTGCTTGAGCATTTTTTGAAGTTCAGTTGTTGATCCAACAAAGACGGCATTGTTTGTCACATTATTTGTAGTTTTTGTTGTTTCATCTTCAACATCTTTTATCTTTTTCTGAAGATCGATTAGTTTATCAGTGGTATCAGCAACACTCTTAATTAACTGGCCAGCGACCTCATATGCCCTTGGACTTGCTCCTTCACCCGCAAGTTCCATAATGCCATTAATTGCTTCCTGACCCTTCTCTATGAGGGAATACAGGTTTGCTCTAGTGTATTCATAATCCTTTTCGATGTCTCCATCTTTTTTCTTAGATACTTGAATCTCTTTGGGATTCGGAGTCGCCTCCACGATACTACTCTCAGTATTAAGAGCTTCGTCTATAGAATCATAATTATCTGACATAATCAAATATCTTTTTGTTGTGTTTGACTATAGTTCTTAGAATCTTGGAAGAATTCCCAACTATCATTGAATCCAAAATCATCTCCTGGTTCAACTAAAGCATCATCAAGAGTGTTGATGACCTTATCATCATTATAATCTTTAAGTGCTTTTGGAGTTACCGTATATCTCATCTCTCTTGTGGAATTTACGGTATCCGTATTAGTGTAAGTATCAACCTGAACCTTACGAATAAGACCGTCAGAAGAATCTGCAATAGGTCCGAAGAGATAAGTCTTTGCCGTAAATCTTAAAGTATATATCAATGCTCGTCTAGTGGAAAAATCTCCCTCATAATCGTCTTGCATAGTAATGCTATCCAAGACTATAGGTACATCTCTTTTTTCTCCTATTGAATCGACCAAATCAATAGTCAAATTAAAAGATGGTTGGAAAAATGGGAGAATTTGCTCAATAATTTGTAGTGCATCATCATTCAGTTTTGATAAAATATTCAGTTCAAATCCAATATTATATGGAACTGGCATGAACACTTTTTTCATGTTCTTTCCATCTACTGCCTTAAATGTCTGAGTAATACCAGATTTTCTAGTAGTATCATAACTAATATCAGTCATTTCAAATGACATTCTTGGAAGAGTTATCGCAATTGCCTTGGTTAATTGTGCCTGTTCTTGGATCTTGGCCAAAAACTTTTGCATTGGGCCATAAGACAATCCTACCTTAGTATCATCTAAAATTTTTCCATCACTATCAGTGTGTTTAATATGAATGGAATTAAAAAGAGTTCCAAAACCAATAATAGTTTTTCTTATAATTTCGTGATAAAAATATGTACCGAGCATCAGTAGTCTCCAAATGGATTAGATTCTGTAAAATCTAATATGTTATCTGCTTCAAACTCAATTTCCTCGTTTGTATCATATGGATCGTCAAAACTATCCAAATCGTGCGATTCTAGAGTAAATCTTGCTGAAGATATTCCTCCGACAATTGTTTCTCCCGGAGTGAACTTACCTGTATTTAGTGCTACCCTAAGTTCTATTGGTGGATCAAATTGACTAATATCTGTTCTCCTCTTATAGTCTCTAACATATGCAGTAGTTCCAGAAGTTTCTCCGGTAACCATTTCATTATATACATATGTACCAATTCCAACAAATACTGCAGTAGATATTCCTACAGTTGGTGCCTCAGTATATCCGTATCCAGTATTTGATATTTGAATTTCTGAGATTACATTATTTGTTACTACAGGTTTTAATATTGCAGTTTGACCTACTCCTGGACCATCGACAGTTACAGTTGGTATATCATAATAACCTTTTCCGGAATCGGTAATTTTTACTCTACCAACACCACCATTGGTTATAACTGAAGCAGTCGCAGCTGCGCCAACTCCACCACCCCCACTTATAGTTACTGAAGGAATATCAGTATAACCATCACCTGCTTCTGTTATAAGAATTTCTTTAATTGATGAACCATTCATCACGGCGACAGCCTTAGCGGGAATACCGTATGGCATATTTGGTGGATCCTCTACAGTCACCGTAGGTATGGACGTATATCCAGAACCATCATCATTTACGATAATCTGACCAACAAATCCAGATTCATAAAATATTGCTTCGGCAGTTGCTTGTCTGGCAGTTGCCTTTAGCATTAATGTGGTGATATATCCTTCATCTTCTACAGTATTATCAACTTCTTCAACAGTGGTATCGATAAGTTCATTTTCATATTCATAGAGTTCACACTGCAATTCATAAACATAGTTTTTACCTAGTTGGTAAAATGGTTTTTCTGACTCTACTCTTTTGATCTCAAATAATCTTTCTCCCAAAGGAAAATATACCAAATCACCTTCCTTTGGTCTACTTACCAATTCAAACGTATATGATCCATCATCAGTTGCACCTTCTCTAATACCAGTCGCAATACCTTCTAAAAATGGTGCAATAAACTCTTCATATCTTTCCCTAGAGATTGTTAATGATATTTCATTTTTTAATTGAAGGCCAAATTTGGTCATCAAATCACTACCAGGAGCATATCCCTCATAATTGTTGAGGTATGCTTCAATGAGAAAACTGTCATCAAATTTCGAAGATTGGACTTCTTTTATAATATCATCAGTTTTGAATATTTTTCTTGGCAAGTAATATACTTCTACACCAAATATCTTTAGTTGCTCGTTTATTAAATCTTGAACAAGGTATTGTTCATTATGAGTACCTTGCAAGAAAAATGGATTTAATGCCATAATTAATCACCCGATAAAGTCCAACGGAGGAAGTTCATACTCCATAGACATACTTTGTTTTATTTGTTCTAACTCCCTTTCTCCATCCTCATAATACTGTCTACCATTCAGTTCAATTCCGCCAGGAAGTCGTGTTCCACTAAATTTAATCATATTTGCACCCCACTGCCTCTTAATCAAAGCTGTCAAATATTTTTTGAGGAAACTGTCATTATATACTCCAGTAAACGTATCGGGATCTAAGATACGATAGCAATCAATAACAATATATTGATCTGGCGTCTGTGATGCCCAATCAATATCCAAATATAGTCTATCTTGTCTCTTATTAAATCTTACTTGCTT